ATGCCAGATCTAGACGTCAATGTTTCTGTCTGGCATGGCTTTGCGGATGTTGCTGTCCTCCCTTTTGAGGCAGCCGGCATGTCGTGGGTTCCCCATGGCTTGGAGTCGATTACCGCTACTTGGCAGCGTGTGATTACACGCTTGTTTCCGACGAACGTTGGCGACGAGGCGATTGACACCGTCAATTTGAACGCTGCTAAGAAGTTCCTTGCGGAGGTTGTGCATGTACCCGGAAAAGTTCTTGATGGGCATATTAAGCTCGCAAAGAAATTGTCGCCCTATGCACTTGGGATACTAGGGTGCTATGGGATTGGAAAACTACTAGCATACGGAGTGGATCGTGCGTTGCGACTGCGTACGTGTGACATATGGCGTCACGTGTCCCGAACTGATCAGTTCATGATCGAGAACATGGTTTCTGATCAACACCCACTCCAACAAGGATTTGTTCCTTTCTGCCCAGAGAGAGATGTGTCTAATCAAGTCGATGCGCTTTTGCGAAGTGTCCACGACGACCACGAAGGTTGGTTTGAGTGGACGATAAGTCTTGCAAACAGAATTGTTGTGCCACGACTGGCTTTGCGTGATTGGAACACGGTCGTCACCGAATGGACGACAACCGTCAACCCTTTCATATCGCCAGTCAGGTTTCCGCAAGGACGTTCGCAAGCACAGGCCCTAGCGGATGCGGTGCAACACGGTGTTGGACCGCCGATCATCATTGCCAATGAGGTGCGTCAATTGGGCTTGCTCAACCGCGGCCAGCGGCGTGAGCTGGACGGCGTGTTGAGGGCATATAATGATGACCTTAATGCAGCCCAGCTCGGGTTCGCGCCGCCCCGCGCGGTACCTCACCCAAGTTTGATGATCGGTGAAGCGCCGCTGCAAGTACCGTTCCAACTTCCACCCGACGTCATTGACCGCTTAGACCATGACGAGGCTTATGTGCCAGAAGGCAGGGCCGACGGCTGGGCTTTTCGACAGAGCGACGTATATGAAGAGGAGGTTTATTGGACTGCACAAGATTTTCTTGTCGCAACCCGTAATGTTCTCGTTTCGTCACTGATCACCCAGCCTTTGGCCCTGACTCTTGGGTTGGTTACTTTGCCATGGAGGATGTTGGATCGTAGCGGTAGTGTGCAGATGCTTGGCGCTCGAATCGATGGGATGCCGAGGGTCGAGTGGGACCATAGTCTCATCGACTTTCTCCAACGCATCGGCCTGCCTCAATGTCTTGTCGATCGATGGAACGCCAGAATGGTCGAAAAGACTACCCGAAACCGCATCAAAAGGAAGCTCCTAAGAGAAAGAGACTTGATCTTCAAAGTGAGGGGAATCGTAATGAGCAAAATCGGGCGAGAACAACTTCGCAACGACAACGAAGCGAATCGACTTGTCGTATCGCGGTGTGTAAGCACAGTTATGCAAGAACTCAACTTACCACTCGGAAGACGGGCAATGATCAACGACGCATGCATCGAAGCTTGCTTCATAGACACAATGTATGACGTTGGAGGCCAAGAATTGCTGCTTGGCCCTAGCCGCCGCCCGGTCTGATGGGGCCCCGTCGTAATGGAAGGAAAGGATACTCTCGTCAACCATGTGGGATCTCGGTTGCAAGAGGAGGCGGATATCCGTCTTACGTACGGCGTGGGAAAAGTAAGAAGAATTAAAAGAAAGTATATAGTATTGAGTGGACGAATTCCCAACCACGTGAGGTTCGTCGTGCATAACAACACTTTAATTAACGTGATGCGAGCTCTCATTGAGCGCGTGTTTTATGTACAGCAAAAGGTGGGCGACAGTAAAGTTTTAGTCGCAGCCCCAACGACCACGCGGGCGTGGTTCAATAGCCAGATGGATGAATTTAGTCGCAAGTTGCGTAGAAAACTGCCTTATGTAAAACGGATGTGTCTCCAGGAATTTGTGGAGACTTCCCCGAAGCATAAAGTGGGTGTCTACAGACATGGGATGAAGGTCTATTTGGCCGAAGGACTATCGCCACGTGAACGTCAGGTCACATCCTTCTGTAAAGCCGATAAAGACCGTGTCGATCTTAATGACGACCCGACGCCACGAATTATACAGCCTCGAGGAGTTGTGTTCAATCTAATATTCGGATGTTTCATACGACCAGCTGAAAAGCTGATCTATAAGGCAATCGATGAGGTATATGGACGCCCCACCGTGTGCTGTGGACAAAATGCTGAGCAGATGGCTGCGATGCTCCGTGATGGTTGGGATGAGCTCGTCAATCCAGTGGCGATATCGCTGGATTTGTCGAGAATGGATCAACACGTTTCTGTTTCGGCACTGAGATGGGAACATGGGTTCTACCGCCACATGTATGCTAACGACACTTGCTACAACACCTTAGATTGGTGTCTGCAGAGTACCGTGAATAACGAAGGTCGCGTGTACACTTCAGATTCAAACGGACAACCGGTCAAGGTGAAATACAAGAAGGTTGGAAGTAGAATGAGTGGGGATATGAACACATCACTGGGCAACAAGATTATCATGTGCGGACTCATTTACTCTTACTACAAGAGTGTATGTGGGTTCGAGCCCCGTGTCGATTTCAACGTGGTGGACAACGGAGATGATTGCGTCGTCATGCTGTCTGGTGAAGCTTACAAGCGACACCAGCGGGATAGCGACGCCGTCTATACCGATGTGGAGAGGTGGTTCCACACTATGGGTTTCACGTTGAAGGTTGAAGGGACGGTTCGTCAATTCAACCATATCGAGTTCTGTCAGACACAACCATGCTTCATAGATGGCAGATGGATCATGGTTCGCGGACTTAAGGCCTTGGCGAAAGACGCCATATGCTTGAAGCCGTTGAATGTGTTAGACAAGTGGATGTCTCAGGTTAAAGGTGGAGGTTTGGCGACTTATGGGAGCGTACCCATCTATTCGGCGTATTTTGAGTCACTGCCGGGGAGTGAGGCCAGTGAAAGGGAGTTGCTTCGAGGAACAGGGATGTACTACTTGAGTAAGGGAATGAAAAGTGATCGTACCGTTACTACCCAAAACAGATACGAGTTTTGGGACACTTTCGGGGTAACACCGCGGGAGCAGGAAGTGATCGAGCAAGTGTATCTAAACCTCAAGAAAGGTGAAGTGAGCCCCATTGAGCTGCAGCCTTTAATATTACCGCTCCCGGTAATATAGAATCTTGACTTATATTACAAATTAATGCCGAACGGAACACGCCGAGGAGCAGCAAAGCAGCCTGCTGGGGCTGCTAAAACAAATAACCAGCGAAACCAGAACCAAGGTGGTGTTGGGATGGCAAAGAAGCTTGACCAATTGCTGTCTAGGATCCCACGCGGGACCTTCGCTACGGTAGGGGGAGCGCTTGGGGGTCCGTCGGGGGCCATGATCGGAAAAGGCATCTCCACATTGACCGGTTATGGTGACTACAACGTCCGTACGAACTCGCTTATGAATCGTACTGTTATTGGTGAGATGGCCGACCAGGTGCCTATGTTCAGGCAGCAGGGGGCCGACACTCGCCTTAAACATTGTGAGTACGTGGGCGACGTTATAGTACCTGACAACCAGTTCGGATACAATGTTACGACATACGACATTGACCCAACCAATTCTACCACATTCCCGTGGCTTGCCAGTGTGGCGCAGAAATACCAGCGCTACAAGGTTAAGGGCATGGTCATCGGCTTTAGGAGCACATCCACTGATTATCAGAACAGTGGTGTGGTTGCTATCGCGGTTGATTATGACCCTGCTGAGCAGGCTTACGAGTCCATGGAGGGTTTGCTTAACACGAAGTTTGCTGTGAGTACCAAACCCAGCACTTCAATGTTGGCGCCGGTT